ATAAGATTCAAAGAATACCTTGGATCTACCCAAAACTATATCATCTCCCAGTAAACAATAACTGGGGGATTTATAGTTGACCTGAAATGCTGCGTATCTTACCAAATAATGGTGAGATAAAGCTAACATGGCAAACGAAGAGTATGCTCCCATAGGTTGACCAACACTATATTTAATAGTGGAGGCATCCGAAGGGATAAAATAATCTCTGTCAGTCAGGATATCACCTCAGAGATCACCAACTCCTCCCATAATCTGATTTAACAAATCAGATTGTAAGCGGATTGGTAATCGATCAGTGGCTGAAGATAGATCAAAGGATGCTGTAGGATAATTTCGGTTGGTGTCATAGAAAGATTCGATAGGCCGTACTTGATCAAAGGTACAATCTTCATGAATATCCTTTAATAAGGAAAAGACATGATCATGTATATCTTTGAATAAGCACTGAGTCCATCAATCTAACATGGCAACAACACGAACCTTACCAGCACCTTCTTCCAAGAAGCCCAATCTACCAATCACTGGAAAGTGATTTTTAGATAGAAGCCAAATTGGAATGTTCAATAAAGATATCAAAATAAGAAGACATATGAAGATGGACGAATTATCAAATTTAAAAGATAAACGAATCATTTTTATATAAATCTTAGGATACTTTAGAAGAAGAGTTGTTGCATCAAGTCCAGATCTCAAAACAGAGAATCGACCACCTGGTCCAGATGAGGTAGGCATCACATACTTAATTTTAAATGTGTGAGGCCGTATACCAAGAGACTTAAGAATATCACCCTTCATTGGGATGGTATTATAAAGTCCATCAAATGGATCAGTAATGGTTGAAACTTTGGAGTGAGTTCTTCACTTAATACAACGAAAGATATTAAATAGTGTTAATAAAGCACTAATAATTACTTTGTCACCTTCTATACACTTAGATCGTAATGATCTAGGTATTATAACAGGAAGACCTCTTTTAGAAGATCTTATCTGTATTTCACCGAGTCTCGATGGTTGAATTGAATGATTACAGAAATTAACAATAAAGGCAAATGAGCCTTTAAAGTAAAGTCCAGCAAACTTTTCACCTGAACGTCTTCATATAGTTTCCATGTTACTAGAAAGTAACATGAAATCTTTATATAGATGTCTAGGAACCATACATGACCATAGTACTAATCTCGTGTACTTCTTTAAACCTTTATAAGATTTAAGGAAAACTCTATTTGACTTCGGAACTTTAAGTCCATAATCGTTTAAGATTTTGGTCATAATGATCGGAGGTGTAAAACAGAGATATACACTAATTGCCAAGTCTCTTGTTAAAAAGACAAGAAAATCAGGCACGATTGGTAACTGGTTAAAGCTATCAACAGCACCAAGAAAAGTAGTTCCTTCAACCGCCGTGATAATAAATATTAATATTGTTGTCACCGTGAGTTGTTTGAAGGACTTTGAATAATAGAGCTCTTTGTATACTTGTTCGGGGGGTGAGCCCTCCAAGCATGAGTACGGCGATTAGGCGACTCTCGAGATATTTAGTCAAAGGGTAGAATACTACCATTGATGAAATAACATGAGAGAAAATCAATCAAAGTTATTTAACCCCTTCCACATCTTCTACCTTAAGTCAATCGTTACCGGAATCATCGTTAAAGATTCTTCCATGAAAGTGGATCGCCCTAAG